GTTGGTAAGTTAACGCAGGTTGGTCCAGATGCAAGGGCTGTTCCACTATCTCAGTCACAACGTGACCTATTGGCATCTGATGAAGCAAACCATATCTGTAATCACTACAATCGCCAGTTCAGTCGTGAAACTCAACTTAAAGAGCGTGTCCGCTGGGCTTGTGTATGTGGAACGTCTTACCTAAAGATTTACTGGGATGCTAATGGCGAACAAGTTATGCCTTACTTCTCTCCTGAAACAGGTGAGATTACAGGTTATGAAAACATCCAAATTGGTGATGTAAGGGAAGAGATTCTTCCAGCCTTTGACGTATTCCTAGACCCAACAGCAAAGCGTGATGCTGATGTCCGTTGGTTGATTCATGCGTCTGCAAAGCCACTGTCGTGGTTCGTAGATAACTATGGTGACACAGGTAAGTTAGTCAACCCTGACGCTATGATGGGTAATAACGCATCGTATATTGATGCTTACTTAGAGGGCGGTAACGGTTCAGGTAACGGATGGGTTCCACCTAGTACAGCGAGACTTGCTCAGAGTGACTCAAAAAAACGTGCTGCAATTGTTTATGAGTATTGGGAAAAACCGTCACAACAGTATCCATCAGGGCGATATATAGTTAGCACTAACTCAGTTCTGCTTCATGCAGGACCTTGGTTATACAAGAAGAAGGATGAGTTTCCATTCATTCCTCTTCGATGGCAACCACGTAGTGGTACTCCTTATGGACACGCTCTAGGCTTTGACTTGTGTTCACTCCAGCAGACATACAACCGAGTCTATTCACGTATGCTTGAGCAGTTTGAGCAACAGCGTGATTACGTAATGGTTCAGCGTTTGTCTAACGTAGGTGCAGATGCTTTCAATCATACTGGTGATGATTTTTACGATGAGAGCCGTACATACAAGAAGATTTACTACAACCCCGGTGCTGCGCCTCCAGTTGTAAGTCGTGCGCCAGGTATCGGTGGTGACCTATTCCCTATGCTTCAGTACATAGAGAAGGACATGATGGATATCGCTGGATTGCATGACGTATCACAAGGTATGGCTCCTGCTGGAACACCAGCTGAGGCAGTCCAGTTGCTTCAACGTGCAGATAATACTCAACACTCTTATGTTCGTGCGGACATAGAAATATCAGCCGCTAAAATCAAAGAGTGGGAGATTTCTCTTGTAGAGCAGTTTGGCGTTGCTCCATTCATTGGTAATGTCGAAGGAAGTGGAAATCCATACGACAGTATTGAGCAAGGTGTTATTACCTTTGAGCATATACGTAATGGTGGTCAATACCGCATTGTGTATGTACCGGGGTCCAGTATGGAAGATAGCCCTGACCAGAAGCTACAAAAAGTTTTGACTATGCGTCAGATGGGATTGTTTGGTGACCCAAGTGACCCATCAACAAATAAGCTTGTAGTCAGTATGCTCAACATACCTGAGACATCAAAGATTATTCAGCACTTGAATGAGCAAGAAGAAGGTATGGCTCAACAAGCGATGATGGCACAGCAGATGGCTATGCAACAACAATCTGTTGCTGAACAGTCTGCTAGTAAGTTTGACCCAGAGACTGCTCAGATGCAGTCGCAACTGGAGATACAGAAGATACAGGCACAGGTCGCTGCAAAGACTGACGCTGACCTTATCAAGATGCGTGAGCGTTCTCGATTGACTCAAGAGAACGACGCTGCAAAGGGTATTGTTGACATTTCTACGGAAAAAATTAAAAGTCAAACAATGCCGAACGCCAATCAATAGTTGGCAAAACCATAATTAAGGAGTACGATTAATTTGTCAGACGAGATGATGACACCTACACCCGAATCATCAACGGGTGCGTCAGACGGTTACGGCGTTGGTAACGCCATATTGGACGAAGTACGTGGAGCCGCCGACTACGATACTTATAGCACAGAAGGCGTTAACAACGATGCTATGGTCCCAGCGGAGCAATCCGCAACTGATGATGACTTCGGTTATCTATCAGAGCCAGTTGAAACTTCTAATGAGCCTGGACCAATCCCATACGAGCGGTTCAAAGAAGTAAACGATAAAGCCAAGTCTTATTCCGACCGTTACGAGAAGTGGGCTGATGTTATCCAGCAGTTTGAGCAGCAGGGATTCCAATCCTCAGCTGACATTCGCAAGATGCAACAGCAACAACAAGTCGAAATGCAGGAAGAGTCAATAAGGCAGCGTTATCGTGAGCTTCAATCCCAAGACTTAGTTGACCCCACTACTGCCCAACTGCAACTTGATGCTGAACTCCAGAAGTTCCGCTATGAACAAGCAATGCAGGAAGTTGGACAGTTTATAAGTCAACGAGAGAGGGAACAGGCTATACAGCAGTATCCTTTGGCACAAAAAGCAAGTCACTTAGTGGACAGTCTGGTTAATGTAGGTATTAAACCTACTGATGCCGTAAAGATGGTTCACGAACAAATCCAGAGTTTACAACAATCACTAGTGCCAGAACTTACTAAACAGGTTGTTCAAAGTCAGCGTACTCCGACTCCGCAATCTCAAGCAGGTTCGGCAGCACCAACGGTTAGTGGAAACTCACAGGCTCCTCGCAGGATGAGCTTATCGGATTTGATGGGTATCAATCGAAATAGACCAATGTAGGAAGGCTAAATAAATGGCTATTGACTTCAACGGTGCTTTGACGCTTGCGGACCAAGCAGCAATCAGCAATGACCCTCTCGTCAAAGAAATCACCAAATCTCTTCACAAAACGTGGAATGCCCTTAAGGATATTCCTCTTTACACATCACCATCGCTCAAGCAGATTGGTGTGCGTTATCTCAACTCTGGTATTCCTGCTCCAAACTGGACTGGCGTTAACTCTGAACCGGTAGCGGTTAAGGGTCGACCAAAGTCCTATGAAGAGCAGATGTACCTCATTCGTAACAAGATTCTTGTAGACCACGTTCTGCTTGACCAGCCTACGAATATCATCGACCCAATTGAAGCTCAGGTTCAAATCTTCCTTGAAGGTTTCGCTTATGACTTCAATGATAAATTCGTAAACAATAACCCGCTGACAGGCAATATTGACTGTTTTCCGGGTCTTGCTTATCGTATGGACAACCCAAGTGACTTCGATATTCCATCGGAAATGTCGCTTGTTGCTCCTGATGCAGCACGTATTGACATCTCTGCTAGTACGACAAGTGCTACCGCTAATGCATTCTTTGCGTATCTCCAGCAGTTGCTTGACAACATGAACTCCCCAGATGGAGATGGTGTTGTCTTGTATATGTCTGAGAAGGCAAAGCGTTCTGTTGAGTTTGCAATCCGTACTATGGGAATTGGGGCTGGATTCGATGTCACTCGTGACTCGTTCGACCGCCCAGTTGAGAAGTACAAGAATGCAACCGTTCGTACAGTTGGTCGTAAGGCTGACGGTACTACGAGTGTAATCTCTGATACGCAAACCGCATCTGGTATTACAGGTTCCGTTGCTTCCTCCATCTATGCAGTTCGTTATGGAACTGGATATGCACAGGGATGGCAGAGCGGACCGTTCAAGCCTACTTACCTTGGTCTTTCCAAGGAAAATGGCATTATGCACAACGTCGTATTCGACTGGGGTATTGGTTTGTGGATTCCACACACTCGTGCCGTTGGTCGTTTGTTCTGCCGAGTCGCATAATAGAAAGGAAGAAAATAAATGGCACGTGATAAGAAGGCTTCCTTCAAATTTACAGCGGTTACTGGTGCTTCTGCTCCGCAGATGAATCAGACTGCAACAACTGACAAACTTGGTTCCACTATTACGATTACAGCATCTTCGGTTGCTTATCGTGGTGCATCTGACGTATTCTCAACCCCAAATATGGTTCTTGCAGCTGCTGCAGACTTTGCTTCACAGGCAGATACTGCTGCATCAGGGTCATCTGACCTCGTTGGGACAAATGGGCAGAATAGCCCACTGTTTGCAAAAGTTGTTTACACTATGGGTGGAACACTTACAAACATTGGGTCTCCAGTTTGGAAAGTAGTTGCTTCTGCTGCATCTACAGTATCTGCTGGCGCACTATCCTCGTCTCCTGTAAGTATCTCGGCTGATGTCCCACTTCAGACTTCCGCTGGAACGTATGTTGCATACCTTCCTGTATTGTCTCCTAAGCCATATTGGCAACTGCAACTTACTGGTACTGCTTCTGGTGCTGCATCTGGAGCAACAGTACAGGTAGTTATGGCTGCACTCGTCAATGGACGTGACGGCTCAGTCGGTCTCTAATTAGACTAAGGTAACGAGATGACATTAGGTGAAATCAAACAAAAGGTCAGGATGATAGGTTTGCACCACTTTGGTAGCAAGCAAGACCTTGACCCGTTTGGCTTGGAATACCTAGTGTTGGAAGCTGCCAACCAGATAGCCCGTAAAACAGACTGTTTGTTTGGCAGACGTTACCTAGACTTAGAAAATGGTGTAGACGAGTATTGCTCCCCTGATATGTATCGTATTAGGGGAGTATTCAAGTTGGAAGACAACGAGTACCGACGGCTACGACTGTTAGACTTTGCTGATAGGCAAGTAGACCGCTACAGGACTCAAGGTGACGCTGTTATTGACGCTTGCATACTTTATGCAACGAATAGGCTTAGGTTCCTTCCTACGCCAATCTCTAGTGTTACAAACGGCGTGATGATTGAAGGTTACTGTCAACCTGGAATGATATGGCAGTACGATACGAACGGTAATGCAGTACCTCTGGCAGATGACCAAGAGTGTCCATTACCAGATTCAGCACACGACTGTCTTGTTTATAGTGTTCTTTACTCTCGTGCTATGCAGATGAAGGACGCTAATGTACTTGCTATATACAAGGCGGAATACTTAGATAGACTAGGTATGGTTGAATCCAACTCTGCTATCTATGGTCGAAGGACAGTTTAATGGCAACCCTGACTACACTTACATCAGAGGTTATTCGCCTCTTGAACGAAGCAACTGATTCCTCAGTAGGTGAAGTTGGCAACGGTTCAGGCACTGTCTCTACAACGACCAGTCAAACGATTGAGACTTATCTCAACGAAGCCATTAAAGAAACGTGTAGGACTTGTATATACGTTCCAGCAAAAGGAACAGTTACTCAGTCCAATCCTATTATCAACTTGTCTAGCATTAGCCTAGACTCAACCTACGTACCTACTGACGCTTCAACGGTGAACGACGCTAGTAGTATGTGGTTTCCTCTTACTGTCCAATCTGGGCTTACAAATCTAGTCCACTGTAGTGAACCTACCCTAAGGGCATATGACCCCACGTTCGAGTCTACAGCAGCTGGTACGCCTAAGTATTGGTATCGCTCTGGTGATTACCAGATAAGGATTTATCCTGCTCCGTCAGCATCCACTGTATTTACTGTTTATGGTTGTGGCACACTAGGTGATATTGGTGCTACATCTGTTACGGTTATTCCTGATGACTTGCAGTTAAAGATGTGGGCTAGTTACGCTGCCTACAAGTTGGCATTGAAAAATACGGATGACCCATCTGTTGCTCAACGTGCCTTCTGGGGAAATTGGTACAACGAGACTCGTATGAGGTTGTGGTCTCAACTTGATACATTCTTACGTATGCCAGGTTCTCCATTTGCAATCCCTCCAGTTACAGGTGGTTCCGATGGAAGCTAAAGACATCCTCCCAGTAGTACTTTCTACTTTGCTTACAGGTGTATCGTCATTCTTAGGTGCATCATTTACGTTTGTACGTAAAGTAGACAAGCTTGAGATTATGCTGGCTAACCTCACAACACAAAGTGAGATTCAGTATAAAGACCTTAAGAGTAGTATCCACGATATGCGTGTAGAGATAGTACGATTGGACAAAGAACTACAGAACGTCAAGGAACGCCTTAGAGTGTTGGAAGAGAAGACTAAAACATCAAGATGAACATAGCCTGGGGTCGTTTGGTATGGATAGCATTTGGCGCATTTATGGCTAGTGCTGGTCCCGCTTTCAATATGGAGTGGGAAGCAAGGCACATACCAGACACCGCTACATTTGGTTATGTTATGAAGGTGTTGACGATTTGTGGAGTTGAAGGTATACGTGCAGGGATACCTGCACTAATAACAGGGGTAATAGCCTTCTTTGTACGTCAGGATTCTGATGCTAAGGCATTTCAGTTAGTCTCTCAAAGAGATGTTGTGTTACAACAGATACGAGAGAATACACCTAGTGATATGGTTGTCAAGAGAGCATCTAAGGAGGAAATGAAATGAGCTGGCTAAGTAAGTTTTTGAAGAAGACTGGTGTACCTGAAGTCAAGATTCCTTTTGGTGAGATGCTCGTAGTGAACCAGATTATTGAGCATATTGGCTTCTTGTCTACGTCTGACCTTGAAAAGGTACGTGATGTGGTCATGCTTGCCATTGATGCAAGGAAGGTAAAGAAGTGATGGCACTGTACGGGTCTAAGGCTGTTGCGGCTGGTGTCTCTGCTGCAATGAGTGCTGCGCTCGGATTCTTGACGATGCCGTTAAAGGGTACGGGAATCAATGCGCTGAAGGTGGGCAAATGAACCTGCAAAACTTCCGCATCGAAAAAGAACCTGCGCCTTCTACTGATTGGCGTGTCTTTGGTGACATCTACGACCAGTCTGGTAATCTGCTCGGCACGTTCGGTCAGGATGGAACGAGCGTCAATATCTGGTGGGTTACGCAGGATGAAGCGTTTCAATCTCGTATTGTTGAGCAATTTGCTATCGTAATGGCACAGCAAATTGTAGCGGGGACAGCGGAATAATATGGCAACCTATTACGTTAGGACAGATGGTAATAACGCAAATACAGGGCTTGGTAGTACAACTGCACTGGCGTGGCAAACCATAACCTATGCTCTTGCAAATATGACGCTAACCAGCGGCACAAACTATTTGTACATTGCTCCCGGTGTCTATCGAGAATCCCCAACGCTTACGGTTACTCCAAGCTCGACACAAACACTTGTGATTGCGGGAGACCCTACAGCCACGCAGTTTACAGGCGTTACAGCCAATCAAGTGCGTGTTACTGGTGCGGCTAGTGACTCAGTAAGGTCATCAACCGGGACTAGATTCACACTAGGAAATAAAACCTATGTGACTATTCAAAACTTGGTAATTGAGGTTTTGACATCAACATACAACTTTGGTATTTCGAGCCAAGGGAATAACATCACGATTGAGAACTGCATCTTTTATGGAATCCATACAGGTGGCAGTATTGGTGCTGGTATTTTGATGGAATCAAATGTTGCAACAAACAGCAACATTATCATCCGAGACAACATCCTATGTGGTTTTACCGTTGGGATGTATACAGCTGGTGGAAGTGGTTCAGGCATAAGCGGAATAAATGTCAACAACAACCGAATAATAAGTGCTAGTGGTGGCTATGGTATTTTTACGCAATCTAATCCATCACAGATTATTAGTAACAATGTTTTTATCGGTGGTGCTTTTGGGGTCTACATTGCTGGTGGTAACACTACAAACTTGCATTTAGTACAGAATAATATAATCGGTAGTGTTGATACTGGTATACGGTCAGGGAATACAGGATGGCAAACCCAACGCAATAACATCATCAATGCCGTAACTGACTTAACGAACGTTTCGTCTTCAGCCTCAACAATTACATCTGACTTCTTGGGTATTGATTTCGGTCAAGCACTACTGCAAGGATTCGGCAGCCTTGCACCGTTTGGTTCTATCCTTGATGGGCGTAATACCGCGTTCGGTGTTGCAACATCTGCCCCAGCAATGGATGCCTATAATGTTGCGTGGACAGGTGCTACGCCTGACGTTGGTGCTGTGACGTATCGGTCGCTTGCATCTGCCAACCCGTACCTGCCAACCGAGCGCAACGCATCCACCATCACAATCGCTCCCGGCTCCACATCCCAATCCATCGAGCTGTACCTAGGTGTTACAGGTCTAACCTTTGCGACATCTGGCTTATCTGCTTACTACGTCCGAAACCGTAGCGCACCGGTAGCAATCACTCTGGTGACGCAAACGGCAACCGGCTCGTGGGCTTCTGGTGGCTTTGCAGAGATAAGCTCCTCGCTTACTCCTGGTGTTTATCGCTTAGACGTTCCCGATGCTGCATTCGCGGCAGGTTCCTCAGACGTAACTATTGTTGTACGTGGTGCATCAGGTACTAATGGTGCGGTACTTACAGTAACGTTGAGTAGTGGTGGATTGACAGCTGCGCAAACTGGCGCGGCTGTTTGGGGTACTAGCCCTGCTGGTTACGTTGATGCTACGACAATGGGTGGCATACTCACTGAGACTAATGGACTGGCTAACGGCATAGACCAAGAGGTTGGTGAGATTCCTATACTTGTGTGGGATGAGCAACTTTCTAGCCACACAACTGCTGGCACTACTGGTCAGCGTCTAAATGCTAATGTACTAGCAGATGAACTCCTCGCGAGAGAGATAGGTAGTGGTTCAGGTGCAGGTGCTATTAATGAGCGGACTGTAAGGTCTGCTCTAAGAGGCTTACGCAATAAGACAACAGTCATCAATAATGAGATGACTGTATACAAAGAAGATGATGCAAGTACTGCGTGGTCAGCAACTGTAAGCAGTAGCGACAGTAGTAAAACGATTACGGGCGTTGACCCTAGTTAGGACAAGTATGATGAAACAAATAAGTGTAAGCAGGTTGCTGATTATTGTCTTGATTGCATTTGTTGCTTCCTTTGCAACTGTATTCGGTGATGGTGTGCGTACGGCAGAAGCACACGACATCTCCGAGCTTGGAGCAGTGATGGCACTGTACGGGTCGAAGGCTGTTGCGGCTGGTGTCTCTGCTGCGATGAGTGCTGCACTAGGCTTCTTGACAATGCCGTTCAAGGGGACGGGCGTGAATGCTTTGAAGGTGGGCAAATGAACCTCCAGAACTTTAGGATTGAAAAGGAACCTGCGCCTTCTACTGATTGGCGTGTCTTTGGTGATATCGAGGACGATAACGGGAACATCTTGGGAACGTTTGGGCAGGATGGAACCAGCGTCAATGTTTGGTGGGTGACGCAGGATGAGGGCTTCCAGTACTCAATCGTGAATCAGTTTGTAGTCGTTATGGCACAGCAGATTGCCAGCGGAGATGCTGAGTAATGGCAACATATTACGTCAGACCTGATGGCAACAATGCCAACACAGGCACAGGTTCCGGTACTGGTCAAGCGTGGGCAACTGTTGTCTATGCTTTGGCGAATGCCGCTTTGCCAGATGCTACGAACACCATATACATTGCTCCCGGCACTTATCGTGGAACTGCTACGCTATCGGTTACACCAAGCGTATCAAACACGCTTATAGTTTCCGGTGACCCTACAGCATCGCAGTTTTCAGGCGTTGCGGCTGGACGCATCAGGGTTACAAACTTCCTATCTGATGACGCATTGCCAACAGCAGCGGCAACATTGACGGTCAGCAATAAAACCTACTTCACTTTTCAAAACATACACTTTGAAGGCTATGTCACTGCATCACTTGCGGGAATGATAGTAGCCACTGATTCCCGTAACTACACATTTTCTAAGTGTGTGCTTTCAATAGGTAATCGCGGGGCACAATCGGTAGTATTTCAAATCACCTCGACAACATCAACAGCCATAAATGCAAACTTTGAAAAATGTATTATTGTCGGCGGATATTCTGCAATAGCGTTTATTACCAACAATACAGGCACTGCATACAACCTAAATGCATCAGTTACAGACTGCTCCATCATCAATACGTTCTATGGAATTTTGTCAGCAAATAGCCTATCAGGAGGAGGAACAGGTATAGGTAATGGGATTACGGTCTACAACTGTATATTCAATGGACAAAGTGGAGTTTATATAAACACAACTAATGCTACGCACAAATCGTATTTTTACAACTGTAGTTTTGTATCAGGTTCTGGAACAGGAATTAATAATGTAGGCACTAGTAATACTGTGGTGGAAGATTACAATCGATTTACTACTGCTGTAACTGTTAACGGTATTACTGGTGGAGCAAATAGCAAAGTGGGTGTGGCTGGTCTTGACTTCAGTTACGCAGCGTTGACTGGCTTATACACGATTGACTTTCATGCACCGTATCCTGCCGGTGTGGCTCAAGGTTTAGGGACATCATCAGGTGCGCCTGCAACAGACCTATTTGGTAATGTGTGGTCAAACACAACGCCAGATATAACGGCATCAACATTCAAGGTTGCATCCTCTGTTGGTGTATACGCACCAGCCGAGCGCAATGCCTCAGCCATCACAATCGCTCCCGGCTCAACATCACAAAGCATCGAACTCTACCTAGGTGCTACAGGGCTCACAGCCTCAACATCTGGTCTCTCAGCGTATTACAACCGTACACGTAGTGCAGACGTACAGATAACTCTTGTTGCTCGCACGATAGG